ATGATAGTGATAATACTGGATTTTATTTCAATACTGATTCTAGAATATCTTATTTAAGTAATACAAATGGTGGATTCTCCGAAGATGGTGGACAGTTTATGTTTAACTCAACTAGAGGATATTATAATCACTATACAAACTCACCACCATTACAATGCTTCTCATATGGTAATAATGCAGCATTTATGTCTTTCCATAAAAGTTCGCATTATGCGATAAATATGGGATTGGATGGTGATACTGTTTTCCGTATGGGTGGCTGGTCTGCACAAGCATGGTTTTCTCAAATGGATATGGGTGGTAATCATTATATTAGAGGTGGTATATATCAATACTATTCAGATGAAAGATTAAAAAATATTTTGGGAAGAATACCAAATGCATTAGAAAAAATTTCACAAATAGATGGTTTCTATTATAAAAGTAATGAATTAGCATTTACAGCAGCTGGTTATGATGATAGTTATAAACTTCAAGTAGGTTTATCGGCTCAGCAAGTTCAGAAAGTTTTACCTGAAATTGTTTCAATAGCTGGATTTGATACTCATTTTCCTGATCCTGATGACCACTCAATTATAACTTCAAAATCTGGAGAAAATTATTTGACTATTCAATATGAAAAAATAACTCCTCTTTTAATTGAGGGTATTAGAGAATTGAAAGATGAACTTGATGAACTTAAAATTAAAGTAGCAGAATTGAGAACTGAAGTAACTGATTTGGAAGAACTTAGAGATAAAGTAGCTCAATTGAGAATTGAAGTAGATACGCTAAATGCGTAATTATTTAAAAAAACAAAATTAACATATTTATAAGAAATAAAATAAATTTATTATGGGATATACATTTGATTGGAAATTAACAGCATTAAGAAAGCAACAAAGCGCTAATGTAGAAGATGCGGTTGTGGGTACACAATGGAAATTAACAGCAACAGATGAAGATGGATTTTCTGGAGAATTTACCGGAGCAACTCCATTTGATTTAAATGCAATTAATACAGGAAGCTTTGTACCTTATAGTGAACTTACCGAAACAATGGTTTTGGGTTGGGTTAAAAATTTAGTAAGTGGTTCATCATCTTATAACTACATGCCACATATAATGCAGCAAATACAAAAAGAGATTGACAAGAAAAAATGGTCTAGAATTGATGTAAACGAAACTGATTTACCTTGGTCACCAACTTCTGGAAGTGGTGTTACTCCTGATGGAGCAGCATTACCAACAGCAGAAATGCCATAGTATAAATAATTTAAACTAAATTATAAATGTCCAAAGTGCAGATTTAATAATAAATTTGTGTTTTGGACATTTTCTTTATATTTATATGAGTATTAATGTAAGTAATTACTAATACACAATTAAAATACAAATAGAAGAAACAAAATGTCAGAAAGAATCGTATCACCCGGCGTTTTCACAAGAGAAAATGATTTATCCTTCTTAGCACAAGGAGTAGGAGAAATTGGAGCAGCAATTATAGGACCTTTTAAGCAAGGACCTGCATTCATTCCAACAATTATAAGAACTCAATCAGAGTTTGAGGATACCTTTGGTACTCCCGATGGAACTTATTATAGTGAGTACGCGGTACAAAACTATTTAAGAGAAGCAGGACAAGTAACTGTTGTAAGAGTTGGTGGAGTTGGTGGATACCAACAAACCGCACCTTTAGCAATATTTGCAAGTGGCTCTGCTGGATTAGGTACTAAATTAATTGGTGTATTACACTCAACTAAAGCTGGAGATGAAGCAGTTGGTTTTACTGGAGCTTCTGTAGTTAGTGATGATTCTTTAGATGGTTCATTTGTAATCAACTCATTGACTGCTGGAGTAAACGTATCGGCATCAATTTTACCATCAGATACTAACGATTTAGCAGATGTATTTGGTGAATCTCCATTTGGAGCAAAAGCAGCATACGCATATTCATATTTTGAAAATATAGCAAAATCATATAGTGGTTCATTGGCAAGTAATACTGTAATAACTAGAGTTGTATTACCAACGCAAGATTTCGCATACGATACAACCGAAGCACAAACTCCAATGGTTGTTTCTCAAAATATAAGTGGAGTTAGATATGATTTATTTAACTTTGTAACTTTAGGACATGGTGATACATATAATACAAAATATAAAGTAGGTATTTCTAACGTAAAGGCAGCTGGTGAAGATGGTGGAACTGATTATTCAACTTTTACTGTAACAATTCGTTCATATAGTGATACTGATAAGAGAAAGACTGTAGTAGAAACATTTAATAATGTAAACTTAGATGCAGCATCTCCTAACTATATAGCTAGAAGAATTGGTGATAGATGGAATATAATTGATTCTGATGGTAAAATAACTGAAAAAGGCGATTACTCAAACAGATCAAAATATGTAAGAGTAGTTGTATCGGCACCGGGTTCATTCCCAATATCAGCAGCACCATTCGGACATGGGGCATATACAAATCCAATTTTAGCAACAACACCTGCAGAATCACTTTTAGTACCTGCAGTAGTATATCAAACTAACTCAATTGGTAACACATCATCATCTCCAATATACTTTAGTGGATTTGATTTTGAAACAACTGGTGTTAAGACGGATAACTCACAATATTTAAAAGCAATTCCTGAAGGAGCTCAAACTGGTTCTAACGTAGCATTCGCATTTGATTCTCAATTAACTTTTGTAATGACTGGTTCTAAATCAGAAGATATGGTTAAGAGACAATTCATATTAGGATTCCAAGAAGGTTTTGATGGTATGAACCCAACTGTAGTAAAGGCTAAGGCTGGTGATACTGAATGGGGTAATTCAAATCAGCAAGGATTTAATTGCGCATCTGGAACATCAACTGGTACGTTGGCATACTATAAAGCAATTAACGCAGTATCTAACCCCGATGAGTGGGATATCAATATGGTAGTAACACCTGGTATTATAAGAAGTTTACATCCATCGGTTGTAACTAAAGCAATTGATATGGTTGAAAGTAGACAAGATGCATTCTATATCGCTGACTTCAACAATTTTGATGATACAATAACTGAAGCAACTGAACAAGCAAACGCAGTTGATTCTAACTATGTAGCAACTTATTATCCTTGGGTTAAAACAATAGATACAAACACAAACAAATTGATGAGTGTTCCACCATCAGTATTAATGCCCGCTGTTTTCGCAGCTAACGATAGATTAGCAGCAGAATGGTTCGCACCTGCTGGTTTGAATAGAGGTGGTATTGTAGGAGCAGTTAGTGTTTTAAATAGATTAACACATTCTGAAAGAGATACTCTATATGAGAACAAAGTAAACCCAATCGCAGCATTCCCTGGACAAGGTATTGTAGCATTCGGACAGAAGACATTGCAAGATAAGGCATCCGCTTTAGATAGAATCAATGTTAGAAGATTACTTATCGTTCTTAAGAAGTTTGTAGCATCTACATCTCGTTATTTAGTGTTTGAACAAAATACATCTTCAACTAGAGCAAGATTCTTAAATACGGTTAATCCTTATTTAGAAGCTGTACAACAAAGACAAGGACTTTATTCTTTTAGAGTTGTAATGGATGAAAGTAATAACACACCTGATGTAATTGATAGAAACATATTAGCTGGACAGATTTTCTTACAACCGGCAAAGACAGCGGAATTTATCGTAATAGATTTCAACATCTTACCAACTGGAGCAAGTTTCTCAGCATAATATAGAAAAACAAAAAGTAGATATTTATTAATATAAAATAAAAGGAATAAAATGGCAGAAATATTAGAGTTTAATAAGATGTTCTATACGAACTTCGAACCAAAAATGAAAAACCGCTACATCTTAGAATGGGATGGTGTACCGGGGTATATGGTTAAGGCAGCATCAAGACCTTCAATCCAATTTGAAACAATCACTTTAGACCATATCAACATCAAAAGAAAGTTGCAAGGTAAAGGTGAGTGGCAAGATATCACAATTACTCTTTATGACCCAATTGTACCATCAGCTGCACAATCAGTAATGGAGTGGGTTAGATTGGGACATGAATCAATCACTGGTAGACGTGGATACGCAGATTTTTATAAGAAAGATTTGGATTTCTATATGTTGGGACCAGTTGGCGATAAAATAGAACAATGGAAAATCAAAGGCGCTTTCATTCAGCAAGCAAACTTTGGTGATGTATCATTTGATTCTAACGAACCTGCAACAATTGAATTAACATTATCTTATGATTACGCTATTCTTGAATACTAATCTAAAAATAACAAAAATAAG